TCGATTAATAAAGCTAATAAATTTTTCATCCGAATAATCCTTCTAAAGATGCGGTTTCTTTAACTTGCCATCCAATACAGCTGAGTAAAGAGTTAAGGGGTTCAAGAAAAGACTTCTCAAACATTTTATCATAATCAATGTAGTCCCGAATTTTAAATTCAGGGGGTACTTCACCAGCAAAAGTAATAACATGAGTACCTAGAGGGTTTGGTTCACGAAGATACAAGAACTTAATCTTATCTCCTTCTTGAATCAACTGATATTTTTTCTCTAACCCCTTACTTGTGACTAGATGATTATATATAAGAGCGCCTCTAACGTGAATAGGGGTACCCTTCCTAAAAATATTATCCTTGGATGCATATTCCTTAATACCGTTCACACCTCGAGGAAACGCAATATCCTCAGGCTCTAGACTATGCCACCTTACTTCCAAGTCAGCTACAAATTGTCTTAGCGTTGCCTCATCTTTGGTAAGTGCAATCGATACAGCCTCTTTAAGTGCCTTACGAACTGGAGCAGGAGTAGACGACCTAACAATCTCCATACCCAGAACTTTTAACTTTGGTGGATCGTAAGCAACTCCCTCAGAGTTATAAACATTAACAGCATACCGCTTCTTAGCAATCCAGATACCTCGATCGGCAATAATCTCTCGCTTAAACTTAATCCTACGTTGATAGGTATTTAGGTAGTCAGAAAGAGACTCGCAAGCATCATTGATCGTCGGTTCAATTTGAGTTGCACAGTACTTGTCAAGCACGTCGACGATTGCATGTTTGTCTTTACCTTTAAGATTCTTCTCAACAAGAGCACCAAGAGTAATATAGGTAGAATCAGTATCAGCGTAAAAAGAATAATCAACATCCTTAGTACCTACTTCCTTATTAACAAATTCGTTAAGTTTTTTAGACACTGATCGTATCAGTAACTGACCGGTCATCGTAATTCCTTCAGCAATTCTAATATCATAGAATCTAAAGTGAACATTACCCAATGCACCGTAAAGAGAGTTCATCAAAATCTTAGCAGCCATCTGCTTAGAGTTAAGACTAGAAATTAAACCAAGATACTTTTTATCCTTTGTCTCTTCGTACTTACTTTGCGCTGCTAACATTTCTTTCTTAGCAATTTGACGTGAAGTAAAATAGAAGTCAATTAGCTCCGGAAAGATACCTCTCTTCTTCCGAGTAAAACATTGGCCATTAGCAGTCATAGACCAATCGTTCTTAAGTATCTCAGAAGTATTAACGTCATGATCTATCAACCGCTGAATACTTCTCTCATCATCTGCTAAAAACTTTTGTCCATCTACTAAAGTCTCCGGAGACATATTCCAGGACATAATAATAGAGGGGTAAAGAGAGGTAGCGTCAAAAGAAACTACCCAATCATATCGAGTCGGTTTAGGTTCTTTAACATATGCACCCATGATAGTTCGATCCATAGCTGGATCAACACCTGGGGGATTATGAACAATAATATTATTCTCTAGCAATTTATTATAAAGAATACAATCCCAGGTTCTTACTGAAGAGAAGATATCAGCAAAATTACACTTAGCATCATACGCCATGGTGACCATTAGGTTAATAATTCTCATCTTATCTTCGAGCTTATCCACCAACTCTACATCTCGAATATTATAGTCAACAAACTTCTCCCAGTCCTTTGTATAGAACTCCTTAAACGTACCGTACGGGTTCTTTAACTTTTGTTCCCCAAGTTCCTCTAATGCAACCGTATCTAATTTATAGTTCTCAACCATTTTAAAGGAAAACTTTTTATAGAGATCCATAAAGTCGAGAATAGACATACCACACCAGTCGAATGCTAATTGAGTACGACCCCTAGCAGTTGGTACTTCATACTGTCTTACATACCCCCATGGGGCGCATTCATTTAATGCTCTATCACCTAATACCTTAATAATACGCGCAGATAGGTAAGCGATATCGAACAACTGGCTATTCCAGCCTGTTGATATATCAGGGTAATCGGCTTTATGGTGATTAATAAATCGTCGTAGGAGATCGAACTCATCCTTGCACTGTATGTAAACAGAGTTAGGTGCCTTGCTTAAATAAGGACCGCAACCGAACGTTGTAATTTCTTTCGTATTAAAGTCTTGAATAGATATCAGAATAACTTGCTCTTGCGCAGTCCTTGGATCAGGAAAGCCGTAGTCAGTCGTCGTTTCAATATCAATAGTCACAATCTTCATTAACGACATGTCAAATTCGATTGTATCGGGAAATATTTTACTAATGAACTGATAGGAGTAGTTCTTATTACCGAATATAGGAAAGTTACTTACTTCCTTATATTGATCTACAAAGTTTCGAGCTTCTCTGATAGAGCTGAATTTAACTTTTTCAAGATTATCACCCCACAGCGACTTAAATTCTGATGGCTTTCCTGTACGAACAAATAGACTTGGTTGGAAAGCGATCTTATCATTTATACGTTTCCCGTCTTTAAAGCCACGAAAGAGCACGTAATTACCGCGCGTAAAGATATTGGTATAGAATAGCATCTAAGAGTTCATAAATAATACCGTAGTATATATGACTTTATCTGAACATGCAACGTGTTCGTGACCATTACATAAAATTAATAACTAATGGAGATAAAATGGTAACCAAAAAAGTTACTAATAAACGGAGAGCGACCGTTCCTGCTCCTGCTCCGTCGCCTTCGAAAAGCTTCCCCACTGCAGCTTTAGGCCTAGGTATGGTCGTGCTTACCAATTATCAAGCTGAGGTAAAGCAGCTATTAAACCTTTTATTAAAAAGTATGACATGAAAATACTAGATAAAATTTTGGAATTTAAAAGAACCCCCTACATTATTGCCGGGATTATATTCATATGTAGTTTAGCAGTACTTAGTTGCTTTAAAAGTGCTGAATCTCAGTTGTCAACCTTAAACAAAGCTGCTTCACTTAGCCGGGCTATGGCTAAGTCTTCTGATGATTTAACTAACTATGCAAGATACTTTGTAACAACCAAAAACGAACAATGGTTAAATGAATTTAATAATATACTTAAAATTCGTAACGGTGAAATTGCAGACGATAAAGGTGTTAAAGAATCCTTTAAATCAAGAGTAAAAGCTGTACCGTTCTTGCAATCAGAATTAGACACACTATTAAAGGCAGAAGAATTAAGTAATAATCTTGCTAAAATTGAAGTTGAAGCGTTTGCATGGATTGAAAAAGGTAAACCTGAAGTTAATCACGATTTACAAACCCACCACTATACCGCTGCACAAATATTAATGTTCGGTGATGACTATAAAAAATACAAACTTGAAATTGTAAAAACGACCGATGCGTTTTATACAATGGTTGTAAATAGGTTGCAGACAGAGTATCTTTTCTATATGACAGCAGCATGGACAATAATTATTGTTATAAATTTAAGCTTAATCTTACTTGTAATGGTTATTAAGCATAAGGATTTAATTGTTGTTAAACCTGTAAGATCAGTTACTAGGAAACCTACTGTAAGAAAAACGGCTGTAGAAAGTACCAGTAAAAAACCAATAACAAAAAAGAGTACAAAAGGTATTAAAAAATGACAGATGCAATAACACTTTCCCGCTCTGAGCGCGAAGCTAAAATTAAGGATAAGGCAGGTTGGACCATTACGGTTATAGCTGCCTTGCTTGCTATTAATACTTATATTGCAAACGGTATCAGTAGCAGCGTATTAACTAATACAATTAAAGCAAACGATACTTGGAACTTCTATCAAGCCAAATCCATTAAGCAATCTATTGCCGAAGGTCAACTTGAGGACGCAAAAGACCCTAAGAGACGAGAGCAGTTACAAGCTAAGATAGAGCGTTATGAATCTGATCCTAAGACAGGTGAAGGTAAAAAAGAACTAATGTTAAAAGCCAGAGAGCTTGAAGCTGAAAGAGACAATGCGAAAAAGCATGGACCGTGGTTAACGTTTGCAGGGTCTGCCTTACAATTAAGTATAGTTCTTCTATCTGCTGCTATACTGGCTGTCAGCATGGGTATGTTCTGGGCAAGCTTGGGTGCTGGTGCTATTGGTGTACTTTTAATGAGCCAAGGAATTTGGCTATGGCTACCTTTCTAAAGTGGTTGGTAGTTTTACTACTAGCTATTACATTATCAGCTGCAGGGCAAAACGAAAAACTTAAACCCAATGAAGCAAGAGTCTGTGCTCGGTGGATGTGGACGGGTGATGTATTTGACCGTAAAGTTTATTGTGTTGAATGGGTAATAAAAGATTGCTCGAATAGACTGTATATAGACATA